CGGTTCAATGTGCTTGCTTGTGGGCGCAGGTTTGGCAAGACGACGCTGGGTATTGATCTCATCATCGACAAGGCTCTTGATGGGTATCCAGTAGGATGGTTCTCGCCAACATACCGGATGCTCAATGAGGTCTGGAAAGAGATCGTCGAGACGACCAAGCAACTGCAGACGCGAGTCGCCAAGCAGGAGCATCGGATTGAGTTGATCACCGGCGGCGTGATCGACTGCTGGTCTCTCGATGCTGCTGATTCTGTGCGAGGCCGCAAGTATGCGCGGGTGATAGTTGACGAGGCCGCAATGGTGCCGGATCTAGGGGATAGCTGGCAAGCGGCGATCCGACCGACGATGACGGATTACGTCGGCAGCGATGCTTTCTTCCTATCGACGCCGAAGGGTATCAACTTCTTCCACGAGTGCTATTCTCGCGGCGTCGACGATACTCAGCCAGACTGGGCAGCTTGGCACAGCCCGACAGCCAGCAATCCGCATATCAGCGCGTCAGAGATTGAGGCCGCACGGCAGGAGCTACCAGAGCAGGTATTCCGGCAGGAGTACCTAGCGGAGTTTCTCCAGAATGAGGGCGCGGTGTTTCGAAACATCGATGCTTGCCTTCGTGGGGATAGCGGCCAGCATAAGGGCCACAAACTGTTCGCGGGGGTGGACTGGGGACAAAAGCACGATTTCACCGTGATATCCGTGATCTGTGCGACGTGTCGGCAGGAAGTCGAACTGGACAGGTTCAACAAGATCGAGTGGGCTTTCCAGCGCGCAAGGCTCAAGGCCATCGTGGAGCGGTGGGGCGTCCAGAGCGTGATGGTAGAAACCAACAGCATCGGCTCGCCTAACCTCGAAGCACTCCAGCGGGAAGGAATGAGCGTCCGGGGTTTTGAGACGACTGGATCAACCAAGCCGCCACTGATCCAGTCGCTTGCCTTATGCCTCGAGCGCGAAGAGTGCCGATTCTTGCCTGATCCCGTCGGGCGTGTTGAGCTGCTGTCATACGAGTCGCGCATCAACAGCACAACGGGCCGCGTGAGCTACTCTGCGCCGGATGGCGGTCACGATGACACTGTGATTGCGCGAGCAATCGCGTGGGAGTGCGTCCAGAAGGGCAATCTAGGCACGGCGTATTAACGTCTTGTTGACGCCAACAACACGATCATCACAAAAGTTATTTGCCAGTATCCGGTAACCAGTCACTTGTATGGGAATCATAGACCGCATAAAAGCCGCCAGCACCGCCTTCCGCTACCCGTCCAATATGACGCATCGGGGCGGCTCGTTCCTCAGTATGGCACCGAGGACATTCCCATACGAGAACACGGATCCCATTGCAAACTCGGCGGTGATCAACACACTGGCGTGGATCCAGCGGAACTTCGTGCAGGCGGAGTTTGAGGTATATCGCGAAGGGGCCGAGGGCGACGAGACGATTGACGGCCATCCCCTTGAGCGGCTGCTGGCCAATCCCAACGTCGGCTACGATACTCAGTCACTCTGGGCCGCTACCCTGCTGTCATACCATCTCGACGGCAACGCCTATTGGATCAAAGAGCGCAATGCGCGAGGCTTCGGTGTCCCCACATCCATCTGGTATGAGCCGCATTGGTCGATCAAACCGCACTGGCCCGACAATGGCAGCGCCTTCGTCGACTACTACGAGCGCCGCATCAATGGCACCATCGAGCGGATACCCATTGAAAACGTGGTGCACTTCCGCAATGGGCTCAATCCCGCCAATCCACGATACGGCTTAGCGCCGCTTAAAGCCGCTCTGCTGCAGGTTTTTACTGATACTGAGGTGTCACTGTGGGTTGCCGCGTTGTGCCGCAATATGGCCATTCCTGGCGTTGTTGTGAGCCCTACAGAGTCGATCGGGTTGACGTTCGAGAAGGCAGAGCAGATCAAGCAGACTTGGAAAAGGAAGTTCGGCGGCGACAACCGCGGCGAGCCGTTGATCCTCGATTTCCAAGCCAGCATTCAGCCGATGGGGTACGATCCGAAGCAGATGGATTTTGCTTCAATCACCAATTTGGCTGAGTCGCGCATATCAGGAGCGCTCGGGATCCCGGCGATCGTTGCGGGGCTGTCAGCTGGGCTGGATAGCAGCACATACAATAACCTAGCCAATCTCAAGAAAAGCGCCTTCGAAGAGTGCCTGATTCCCACGTGGTCGACGTTTGAGCGTACCATCACGCGGCAACTGCTGATCGACTTCGAGCGTGATATCACTGCGGTTGAATGCGAGTTCGACACATCAGAGATCAAAGCGCTACAAGAGAATCAGGGCGAGAAAGAAGCTCGGGCAATCGCTGCTTTCACCAGCGGCGTGACTACCCTCAACGAGTGCCGCGAGCAGTTCGGATATGATCCGGTCGACGCTGGTGACTACTATGTGATGCCAGCCAACCTCAAGCCGATTACGCCGGATATGGCTCTGACAACACCAGAGCCACCAGTATCACCGCAAGGCGCGCTACCGCCGGGGCCGGTGAGTGAGGATGCCACAAAATCCATGCATCCTCACACCTCTTTCAAGGGCATCGACTGGAACGGCCTGACACTGCGCCGCCAGCCGACTGAGCTCGAAGCGCGTATGCTTAAGCAGTTGGACGATGCATATCAGCAGGGCAAGGCGTCGATGGATGGCGCGCTGTTGGCATTACGCGGCAAGTATTATCAGGAGATTATCGAAACGCTGGACAGCCTCGATCCTGCGGAATACTACACGGCTACAGTATCCCCCAGTGACCGGGACAGGACATTGATCTTCGGACTCCTCTCCGCGCTCTTCCTCCGTGGCGCGTCGTTGATCGTAGAGGAGATCCGGAATCAGGGCGCGACTGATATTGGTGACCAGTCAGCGCGCCCTGATCAGAGTATCTTCCGCTCAATGGCCGGGGCAATCATTTCGAGGATTGCCAATGACGTGCAAGCGCGTGGTACGGGTGCAGCGATATCGGCAACGCTCCTCGGTCGATCCGTGGGCGATACAGTCCGCGAGAGCATGGCTACAGGCTCTACGGCATATATCACGCGCTCTTCTGCAGAGGCGACGAACTGGGCACTCTCTCAGGGCCGGGATGCAGAGATAGAAGAGAAGGCCGATAGTATCGAGTATCTGGTCTATAGCGCCGTGCTCGACAACAACACCTGCGCTCCCTGCGGGGATGCTGATGGCATTGGCGGCCAGCTGGGTGAAATACCCGCCGTCCCCAATCCGGATTGCGCTGGTGGGGCACAGTGTCGATGTGTACATATCCCGGTAGTAGCCACCGAGTTCAAGGCGCTTTACCGCGGCGTGGAAATCAATCTCAAGCCAACGGCAGGGATGAAGGCCGAAGCTGAGCGTGGCCTTGCTTGGCGTAAAGAGTTCAATCGCGGTGGTACTGCGGTCGGCGTGGCCAGAGCGCGAGACATCAGTAACGGCAAGGAGCTGTCCCCGCGTACTGTGCGCAGGATGTATTCATTCTTTTCGCGCCACGAAGTCGACAAGGAAGGACAAGGCTTCAGTCCCGGTGAGGATGGCTTCCCATCAGCAGGGCGCATTGCGTGGGCATTATGGGGCGGTGATCCGGGCTATACTTGGGCCAAAGCGAAGGTTGCGCGAATGGACAAGCTGGACGAGGGAGACTAATGGAAAAGCGGTTTGACGACATACAACGGAAGACACTGGCCTTCGAGGTGAAGCAAGCCGAGCTGATGGATAGCGGCCAGTATGCTGGCGAGTTCGTCGGGTATGCAGCCGGAATCCTTAATATCGATTCTACCGGCGATATGATCCTTCCGGGCGCGTTCAATGCTGACATCCCTCGCTTCTTGGCTGATGGCGTTGTCTGCTGGCAACACGACTGGATGACGCCAATCGGCGTACCGCTTGAGGCCAAAGAGGACGGTTACGGGCTGCTGACAAGATCCCGCATCAGCCGCACGGCCAAAGGTATGGACGCTATGACGCTGATCCGTGACGGCGTAGTGAAGCGGCTGTCTATCGGATACCAGGTCATGGACTATGACGTAGTCGACCGGGCCGGGCTGGCGAATACCATCGCCGCCTATGGACTACCCGTCGATAAACAGATGCAGATCCTCGCCAAGTTTGACGACGACGGCAGGGACGTGGTGTACCTGTTGAAGAAACTCAAGCTGTACGAATATTCCCCGGTCACTGTACCGGCAAATGACAAGGCAATAATCATGGACGCAAAATCGCTGACTGGTTTGACGTTCGCTGAGCACTCTCGCGCCGTGCTGACTGCGGTTGAGGGACTCGAAACGCGGATTAAGGAAATCTCCGAACTCCGCAAATCGCAAGGCAGGAAGGGCAGTCCGTCACATGGGGTCATGTGTTCGGAGATGGCTGATGATCTCGAAAAAGCCTGTGGCCGTCTGCGCAAGATGGCCGAAGAGCTTGGCAACAAGCCTAAAGGCGACGACGAGGAAAACGAGCCCGGCAAGCCAGAGATGGAATACGGGCAGGACGCCAAGTCCCTTTATGTTGAATTTCTCAAACTGCAGTCTATATAGGAGACATATGACTAAACTTCAGGAGAAACTGATTGAGCTGGACGGGCTCAAGGCCGCACAGAAAACGGCTTTTGATGCTCACCCGGACGTTACCACGATCCCCGCTGACAAACTCACGGAGATCAAAGGCCGCAACGAGCAGATCGCCACACTGCAGACTGAAGTCAAGCAGCTGGAGGAGATCGAGGCAATGAAGAGCGCGGCGAGCACGTATAGCCACAGCGCAACGCCGTCGACCAAAGCGGATGCCGTTATCCCTGCCCCGGCGATTGAGTTTTCGCGGGTCAGCAAGGTGAAGAACTTCAAGGGCACCGTGGCAGGTAAGTCTGCTGATGAGCGGGCCTATCGCTTCGGCAAGTGGTTCAAGGGCGCGGTCGTTGGAGATCCGGCCAGCAAAGCGTGGTGCGATCAGAACGGCATCCAGACGAAGGCACTGAGCGAGGGAACGAACTACCTCGGCGGGTACCTTGTTCCACCGGAGTTCTCGACCGACATCATCGACCTGCGCGAAACCTACGGCGTGGCTCGTCAGGTTGCGCGTGTTGTGCCAATGTCCTCCGATACGCTGACAATCCCCCGCCGCACGGGTGGCCTGACGGCGTACTTCGTCGGCGAGGCCTCGGACATCACGGACAGCAACAAGACTTGGGATCAGGTCAACCTGGTTGCCAAGAAGCTGGCGGCGTTGACGCTCTGGTCGAGTGAGCTCAACGAGGACGCAATGATCTCCATCGGCGATGACCTTGCCGGTGAGATCGCCTACGCATTCTCGCAGAAGGAAGACGAGTGCTATTTCAACGGCGA